AAAAGTTTATTTAATGGCTTGACTTTTAGTCCAAATATGATAGGATATATGTATATTATGAAAAAAAACACTAACAAAAAGGAAACACTATGTCAAAAGTAAAACAATGGGCTGAAGATACAGCCGAACAAAAAGTAGATTCAATTATATTCAAACTAAAAGATGGTCAGATTGATTATGATACAGCTAAAGTTGATATTTTGAATACAGAGAATAAACAAATGTTAGGTATTAATTCAGAAAACGTTGATGAGATAATCGATATGGAATTAACATCAGCTAATATTTCAAAGAGTGATTTAAAACAGGAGAATGCTTAATGAGTAAGACATTTAATGTATGTTATTTGAGAGAGTATTCGGATCCAGATGTTGGTGGTGAATACTTTTATTCTTATGAAACGGTATATAGAAATGTACCTAATAAGTTTAAAAAGAAATTCAATGATAAGACAAAACTAAAGATTTTGAAACACATAGATTGGAACTATAAAGAAACAGCAACCAACTATCAGAATATATCTAAACTGGAACTTATAGATGAAAAACAATATTACACAACATACGGAGATGTATATCCTGAATCTGCTGAAGGTGACAAGAAACTGTGGATGGATTATGGTCAATCGTATGATAGACAATCTTTAAGAAAAGACTTTAATAAAAAATTAACAAAAAGAAAAGTATTAAGTTATAATGATAAGAGGATAAACTAATGAAATACGGTGAAGACAAGATAGTAAAAGAAATAGGTAAATATATCGAATCAACTTACGGACAACATTATAGTACAACCAAAGATGGTTTTCAAGTACAAGATATGTTAAGACAATTAGATATTGATAAAGATTTCTGCCAGGCTAATGCCATTAAGTATCTTTGTAGATATGGTAAAAAAGATGGTAAGAATAGAAAAGATTTATTAAAGGCGATACATTATATCGTATTATTAATGAGTAGTGAAGACAACAAATAGGAGAATATTATGGACACACAATATAAAGACACTGATGTTATGATAGTAAAAGAAGATTTAGGTAAAAATCTATACAGAAAGAAAACTTATTACACATTGGTGATAGAACAAGACGTATTAGCAAATACTAAAGATGAAGCTGAAACTAAATTTGGTAATAATGGTATAAGTCACTCAAATATAAATGCTGAGATCACAGAAGAAAAAGAAGGTGTATCAACTTATATGATTGACGCTAACTATTCAGAATCTGATAAAACAGAATACCTTGGTAAAGTAACTTATACAGATGATGAGTTTGCTGAAGAAAACGGTGATGTAGAAATAAACAGATATGTGGAGGAAAATGAAAAATAAAATACAAAAAGATGTAAGAATTATTGAATCAATATGGGATACAATAATGAAAAATACACAATATAAAAATATTGATTTTACTAAATTTGAAAATGCTTATATTGATTATGAAAAAAAACAGATTGATTTAGGCAATTATATTTTAACAATTAACAAAAAAAATAAAATATGAAAAATAAAAGAAATCAATTAGAAAGAAAACTAGATGAATATAACCATACGATGGAATTGATTAGAACAATTGTTCCAGTAGTTATATTAGTTCTTCAAGTTATTATATTGGTAAAAATTATATGATAGAAACAATAGCAACCATTGATATTATTGAATTAGCATTAGACAATTTAAATAGTATTAATTATAATAATAAAGAAGATACTGAAAAGAAAGTGGTAGAGGCAAAAATTACTTTACAAAATTTCAGAGATAAACTTCAAAAAGAGATTAATGAATTTGACAAATGGGCTACGAATCAGTCAAATATAGACGAATCAATACAACTAGAAATTGATTTAGAATCAGGAAAGTAAGTAAAATCAATGCTTTTTAAAGGGTTGACAAATACACCATTTTCTGATAGGATATAGACTATTAACACTAACAAAAGGACATAATATATGAGTTACTTATACACTAAAGAACAACTATTCAACGAGTTTAAAGACGTAACAGTAAAAGATCAAAGTAAGAAAAAAGAAACTTTTACTCACAGAGTCGAATATCTAAAAGCTCTTAAAGAAGATATGATCAAAGTACCGAAAAACTTTAATAATCTTAATCTTACAACAGATCAACTACAGAATTTGATTGATGATTGGTCTGCTCCTAATCCGAGAGATGCGACATACATGAGAGTTTTTAAAATGACATACGCTGAGAAAAAAGCAGAAGAAGAAGATGAGTATTATGACTTGACTAAAAAAGAAAAAGTATATACTCCGAAAAAGAAAAAAGAAGAAGATATAAAATATAACTAAATGTTAACTAAAAGCGAAAAATTAAATAAGTTGAGAGAAGACTACGATAATTATTGTAGATCATTAGGTGTCAATATTGATTCCGACTACAACTCTTTTGAAGGTTATAATATGCCAAATTACAATTGTAGGCCATCAGTTCCTACAAGTGATAGAATAGTAGGTGATACTAAAAAAAGAGTTTACTCCACACAATTACCTATTGGCAAAACAATTAGTGTGGCGTATAACAAAGGTCCTTATATGATTGTTGATGTTAAGGACTTTAAAACTATGGGAAAAAAAGTATGAGAACAATAAAGACATTTTTAGTAAAAATCATATACCATTATTCAACTTATTTAACAAGTTGGTCTTGGCAGAAATTATATAAAAATAAAAATAGCTTAGGTTATAAAAAAGGAGAGAAATAGTATGACAAAAAAAATTGAAATAACAATGATGAATGACGGCCAACTATCAATAGATGGTCAATGTAAACCAGCAGGTAATATTCATATTGAAGAATATGTTGATAATGATTTAGTTGGAGGTTCTTATACCACATATGAAAATGTAGTAGAAACATTAAAAGACTTTTTTAAGGAGGTAAAATAATGGGTCACGCTAAAAAAAGAGGCACATATGAAGAAAGAGTTGCTCAATCTAAAAAAGGTATAAAAACCTATGAGCAGTTTTTAGAGGTAAAAACAGATACTAGAGTTAATAAATCTAAAGTATTTGTTGATTATGTTAAACATACCAATCAAAAGTAAAAAAAGAGGACAAATAATATGAGAACAATGATGATGATAACCATTGCCGTCTTAATGACTATGACTATGGTAAAGAGTGACGAAACAATAGACGTTAAAGTTAAGAACTATATTGTAAACGAAGTTAATGATATTAAAGAGTATCAAAAAATTCAATGGGAACAAGGCAAACAACAGAATGCTAACAATTGGAATTTTATCAAAACAATTTTTATAAAGGTGAAAAATAATGTTACACAAGATTAGTGATTTTTGTTTAAAGATAGATGGTCTTAAAAAGACTAGCGATAGATTGTATAATCTTAAATACAATAATTCAAAAACACCTGAAAGGGATGCTGAAGTTAATGAGTTAATAGATGATATTCAATCTACGTGTAAAATAATTTCTGCTGATAATAAACCATATGACAAATAGAAATTATAGCTCACACGACTTTAGAAAGAATACAGATGACGCTGTTATTGTAGATGAACACAAAACAGTTATTAGAGAAGCTAATGCCTGTAGAGTTGTCTTTAAAGATAAACACGGTAAAGAACAAGAGGTGGAAGTATCCAGATTGATACAAGTATTTCTTAATAATATTTGGGAGAATAAAAAAAGTGTCAAATAAAGATATAACTATAAAACAATTAGAAGAACAGAAAAAAGAAATAAACGAGAAGTTAGAACACTACGAGTTTAGAGGTCCATCTATAAAGATACAAGAACTTGAAGATGAACTTTTTGAAGTGAATGATACAATAAAGAAATTAAATGCCTAGAATATTTTTAATATTAATTATTGGTGTATTATTAACCAATTGCTCAGCCAATAGATCAACCGTTGGTGCCACATTGGGTGGAGCAACGGCTACGAGTGCTTGTGTGAGTTTAGGTGTTACAGATCCATATGTTATTGGTGGTTGTGCTTTAGTAGGTGCCTTTAAGGGTGCTGATATTATGTATAAATCAGACTATGATGTACACAATGCCGTATTTGTAGATCATTTAAATACAGGTCCGTCAAAACAATCATATACAAATTGGTATAATCAGAAATCAGGTAATAGTGGTATTATCAAAACAAGTAGCTCTTATATGAAAGGTCCTTTAAAATGTAAAGATTATGACGCTACAGTTGATATTACACAACAATGGCCTTTAGTTGGAATTGGAAGTCCAAATAGAAAAGCAGTGTTTGGTACAGCATGTCAGTTACCAGACGGAAGATGGATTGAGGGTTAATGAGAAAATTATTATTAATTATATCATTATTGGTTCTAACATCTATAGTAGTAAATCATGTTATGGCTGGAGAAAAGATATTATATTCAAAAGTAAAAACAATACAACCAGAAAAAACTGATGGCCAATATTGTTTTGTAAAGGTTGTTATCAAACAAGAGGGAGATACAATCTCAAAAGAAGAAATTTTGGAGTGTGCTGACGGTAAAAAGGGTATTGATACCCCAGGTTATTGGGATTTATTTGCTCAATTCTATTACAGAGATGTTTCAGCTCCAGAATATTGCCGATATTATAGTCGGCCAAAACATGTCTTTAAAACACCAGGAAAGACTTGTTTAAAAATAGATGGTGAATGGGAGGTTAGATGATTAAGAATATAATCATAATATCACTTCTACTTGTAATTGTGCTAGATGTTAGTCCTAATGAGTTTTTAGACTATATTTCAATGGGACTTGACAAATTACAAGATTTAGTATATAATGTAAAAAGTGAGGTTAATTAATTATGAATAAAATGATAAAACTAGTATCAGTTGTAGTAGCAGGCCTATTGATGGCTAACTGTTCAGCAACTTATAAGATGAAAAGTGAGAAAGGTAAAGTATTAAACGAAGTACCGAAATGGTATATGGCCGACTTCTCAGAAAAACAAGCGTGTGATACACCAACGTTTGGTAAAGATAAAGATAAAATGTGTATCTTTGGTGTTGGTACTGCCGTATCTCCAGACCTTAATTTAGCAATAGAAAAAGGTATGATGATAGCGAAAGCAGAGTTAGCTGACATTATCAAAGGTGAAATGAATAAGTCTAGTAAACAATTCATTACAGAGTTAGGAAAGAATAATAACAAGACAACTGTATCAGAGGTTGAGTCAACGATTGTTAACTTAATTAAAAATACACCAGTTAGAGGTTATGAAATCTTTGCTAAAGATGTAACAATCACAAATCAAAAATACTACAGAGCTTGGGTTGGTTTAAGATTACCAATGGGTGAATACAATAAAATGTATAACTTCACAATTGAAGAAGCTGTAGATTCATATAACGTTAAGATGAAAGCTAATGTAGCTTATGACAACTTAATGAAAGAAAAAAATGAAGATAGTAATATACAGTAAAAACAATTGTCAATTTTGTAACAAGGCGAAGCATATGATAAAATCACTTGGCCTTGAATACGAAGAAAAGTCATTAGAGAAAGACTTTGATTCAGACCCTACAAAACTAATGGAAGATA